GGTGAAGTGGGACCTGCCACAAGTGCAGACCCTCCGCGCGCTAAATTACGAAGCTCCGTCGCCGATCATTGGGCGGTACGACTGGCCGGGGAAGTACAAGCCGTTCGACCACCAACGTACAACGGCAGAGTTTTTGACGCTGAACAAGCGTGCGTTCTGCTTCTCTGAACCCGGCACCGGGAAAACGGGCAGTGCGATATGGGCTGCAGATTACCTCATGAACCGCGGTCTGGTGAAGCGTGCCCTCATCGTTTGCCCCGTGTCGATCATGGACGCTGCATGGCGCTCGGACCTCTTTAACTTCGCGATGCACCGCAAGGTTGACATCGCACATGGTGCGGCTGCCAAGCGTCGTAAGATCATTGCGAGCGACGCCGAGTTCGTCATCATCAACTTCGATGGTCTTGGCGTGGTGGAAGACGAGATCGCGGCGGGCGGATTTGACCTTATCGTCGTAGACGAGGCGAGCTCGTATCAGAACTCGCAGACCAAGCGGTGGAAGACGTTGAACAAGCTGGTGACAGACGACACGTGGCTGTGGATGATGACCGGCACACCTGCAGCACAAGGTCCAGACAACGCCTACGGCCTTGCCAAGCTGGTCAACCCGCGCGGCGTACCCAAGTTCTTCGGAAAGTTTCGCGACGAGGTGATGATAAAAACATCCCCCTTCAAATGGGCCCCGAAGCAGAACGCCAGCGAGACCGTGCACCGAGTGCTGCAGCCCGCAATCCGCTTCACCAAGGACGAATGTCTGGACCTACCCGAGATGCTCTACGTCAAGCGTCACGTCGAACTGACAAAACAGCAGCAGGTGTATTACGACCGTATCCGAAAAGACAAGACGATGCGGGCCGCGGGCGAGGACATCACGGCGGTCAATGCAGCCGTGCTCATGACAAAATTGTTACAGGTGGCTTGCGGCGCGGCGTATAGCGACGACAGCAACACCCTGCAGTTCGACATCTCCTCGCGGTACAAAGTGCTCAAAGAGGTGATCGACGAGACGCCGAACAAAGTGCTTGTATTCGTGCCGTTCCAGAACACGATCGAAATTCTGACCCAGAAACTGAAGAACGACGGGGTGGCCGCCGAGATCATCAGCGGCAGCGTCAAGGCGGGTGATCGCACAGACATCTTCCGGCGCTTTCAGACAGAGACCAACCCCAAGGTTCTGGTCATCCAACCACAAGCTGCGGCCCACGGCGTAACGCTGACGGCGGCAGACACAGTTGTGTGGTGGGGGCCGACCCCGTCACTCGAGATTTACGCGCAGGCCAACGCGCGTATTCACCGATCCGGACAGGTCAACAGGTGCACCGTTGTGCAGCTCGAGGGCTCTCCGGTGGAGCGGCGCTACTATGCGCTCCTCGACGCAAAGATCGACGTCCACTCAAAAATGATCGATCTGTATAAGGGGACACTTGACTAGGTGTTCGAAACACGCTAGAACACGCGAAACAACACAAAACGGAGACAGACATGAGCGACACACCTGACACATCCGTAGATCGCCTGACACGCATCTACATCAAAATCCGCGATGCACGTGCAGCCGCATCCGCCGAGTTCAAGGATAAGGACCAGAAGTTGTCCGACCAGCTTGACTTGGTCAAGGCACAGCTCTTGAACTACTGCCGCGAGCAGAACGTCGAGAGCGTCCGCACGTCCGAGGGCATCTTCTACCGGACCACGAAGACACGGTATTGGACAAGCGACTGGTCGGCGATGCACGCGTTTGTCGTGGAGAACGCGATGCCAGAGTTCTTGGAGAAGCGGTTGAACCAGACTGCGGTCAAAGAGTTTTTGGCCGACAACCCCGAAACTGTACCGCCGGGCCTCAACGTGGACTCGGAGTACGTGATATCTGTGAGGAAAAAATGACAGGTAGTGAGAAGTACGTTACAACGGCGGCTCTGGCGGCACACTTCGGTGTATCGGCGGCGACCATCATCACTATGGTGCGGGCGGGCGACATCCCTACCGGAACCTATACGCGGATGGGGCGGCTGTTCCGCTTCGACCTTAACCGCGTAGAGACCTCGCTTCTTGAGCGCGAGAAGAACCAACCTGCAGATGCGCAGATGGAATTTGACTTCAACCCCGACTCGGACGATGAACCCGAGCACACTGAAACGGAGAACGACAATGGCTGAACTAGACATCTTCAAGGGCAACTCCCTCGTGAACAGCGACCTGTTCAAGTCCCTGATGGACGACAACAAGAAAATGGCTGGCGGCAGTGCGGGCGGGGACCGCATCAGTATCCGGGGCAGCCGCTTCCGGATGATCGTCGGCGGTGAGCAGGTCTCTGTCAGCAAGAACAACACCATGAACATGGTGGTTGTGAATGCGGCGAGCATCGCGCGCACCTATTACGAAGGTGTCTTCGACCCCGAGAACCCATCGGCACCTGTGTGCTGGTCTGCTGATACGCAAACACCGAGCCCAGACGTGCCCGAGGATCAGCGCCAAGCTGCGCGGTGCGCTGACTGCCCGATGAACGTCAAGGGTTCCGGCCAAGGCGAGACACGTGCGTGCCGCTTCTCGCAGCGCCTTGCTGTCACTCTCGAGGGCGAGCCCGAGAAAGTGTATCAGCTGCAGGTGCCAGCGACATCGATCTTTGGTGCGGCCGTCGGCAACGACATGGGGCTGCAGGCGTACATCAAGTACCTGTCTGCACACAACACGCCAGCCATTGCTGTCATGACCGAGATGCGGTTCGACGACGATGCTACTGCGCCCAAGCTGTACTTCCGCCCGACACGCGCGTTGGACGAAGAAGAGCTGCAGGCCGCGATCGCGCAGCGCGACAGCGACGAGGCCAAGAAGGCTCTCGAGTTCACCGTGGCGCCACCCAAGGAGGAGGCGAAGACGCCTGCCGCAGCGAAGAAACCTGCCGCAGCGAAGAAGCCCGCTGCCAAGAAGGAAGAGCCTGAGCAGGACGTCGAAGATGTCGAAGAGCCCACCAAGGTGGAGAAGGCTGCCGCGAAGCCTGTGGTCGAGACCAAATCTGCCGATGCACTGGCCGACGTCCTGAACGACTGGGACGACTGATCGCCTACGATACAGCCGGCCACGGGGAAACCCGTGGCCGACCATAAAAATAACGGGCGGCGACAATGGACACACATGATTTTCTTACAGCTGTCCTTGGGGACAGCGGCCACTACTGTCTACTCAGTATACCGAGCGAGAACCGGAAGTTCCGCAAGCAAAAATTCTATCCTACCATCGAACGGCTCATACATGCGGCTTACATGGCCGACCAGAACGAGCACGACGTGTATTTCGGCCTCGCCACATTCGAAGACCCTGCCATAGAAAAACCACGCAGCGCATCCAACGCCCGGCAGATGCGCGCCCTGTTCATGGACCTCGACTGCGGCCCGGAAAAGGAGTTCGCCGATCAGCCCACGGCTATTGCCGAGCTCCGAGATTTCTGCAAGGCGGTCGGACTTCGCAAGCCCTACATGGTCAACAGCGGGCGCGGTGTGCACGTTTACTGGCCTTTGGCTACTCCCGCACCTACGACGGAGTGGCGCCCCGTGGCTGAGGCTCTGAAGCGCGCCTGCGCTGTGCATGGGCTGGCCGCCGATCCTACCTGCACAAGCGACGTGTCCCGCGTTCTGCGTGTTCCACTGACACACAACTACAAGGGCAACCCCCCGCTGCCGGTCAAGGTCATGCAAGGTGGGGAGGTCACGCCATACACGCTCGAGGAGTTTTCGGCGGTGTTGGCGGCGTTCGCTCCAGAGGCTGCGCCGAAGCCTGCGGCGAGCAGCCTGCCGTTCACCCCACTTATGACTGCGGACGAAGATCCGACGATGGCGCGCCTGATGCGCAACCGCGTCACGCGGTTCAAGCCGATCCTGAAAAAATCCATGGCTGGCACGGGCTGTGCGCAGATCAAGCACGCGTTTGAGAACCAAGAGGGACTCAGCGAGCCGTTGTGGCGCGGGGCTTTGTCGATCTGTGCTCCATGCGAAGACGCCGAGAAAGGCGCGCACGCGATGTCGCATCTGCACCCGGACTATTCCCGCGAGGAGACGCTGGAGAAGATGGAGGGCATCGTCGGCCCCCACAAGTGCAGCACGTTTGAGGGGTTGAACCCCGCCGGATGCGACGGGTGCCCGCTCAAAGGCAAGATAACCTCGCCGATACAACTCGGCACGGAGATCGACGCCGCACCAGAAGAGCCTGTCGTCGTTGAGGAACTCTCGGCCAGCGGGGCGCTCAAGGAGTACGAAATACCCGCGTACCCCCGCCCGTATTTTCGTGGGGGCCGAGGCGGTGTTTTCCTCAAAGACGTCGACGAAGCGGGAGATGCTGTCGACGTTGAGATATATGGGAACGACCTGTATTATGTTGGCCGCATACGGGATCGCAAACTGGGGGAGTGCATCGTGGGTCGCGTGCACCTCCCTATGGACGGCGTCAGCGAGTTCATCGTGCCGCTCGTCAGTGCCACGGCAAAAGACGACCTACGGAAAGCGCTGTCAGCTGTCGGCGTTGCTGCAATCGGGAAAGAATGGGATAGGCTTATGGCATACACAAACACATGGATCCAAAACCTGCAGACCACAATCGTGGCTGACGAGGCGCGGTCTCAGTTCGGCTGGACCGACGACGAGCTCACGTCGTTCGTTATCGGCGACCGCGAGATCACCGGCGACGAGATCGGGTACAACCCCCCGTCGACCGAAACTGCGTGGGCATTCCCTGCGTTTGAGCCCGCAGGCACACTCGAGGGCTGGAGCGCGGATGCGAACTTCTACGCCCGTGACGGACTAGAGCCCTACCAGTATATGATCTGCATGTCTCTGGGGTCGCCGCTGATGCGGTTTATGCCCGCGCACGCGGCCATCTTCGACATGTATAGCGACGGGTCGGGCCACGGCAAAACAACCACGCAGAAGGTTGCACTGGCGATCTACGGTGATCCCGGCGAGCTTCTGGTGACGGCAAGCGATACGATCAACCACCGCCTGAACCGACTGGAGAACATGAAAGACATCGCGGTGCAGTTCGATGAGTTCACCGAGTTCCCGAGCGAAGATATGTCACCGCTGATCTATCAGATGCACGGCGGGCGGCAGAAGGGGCGTATGTCCGCAGGGAACAACGCAGAGCGGTACCGCGGCGAGCCTTGGCACCTGACCATCGGGGTGTCGTCGAACGCAAGCATGCTGGCGAAGGTCCGCAACATCAAGAGCAACCCCGACCCAGAGAGCCAGCGCGTGCTGGATTACCACGTTCGGGCCCACAACTTCACGACGAAGGCAGAGACGGACGATTTCGCTGTGGGTGTTGGTAAGAACCGTGGCCATGCAGTTGTGCCGTTTGTGCAGTACGTCATCAACAATCGCGAAACAGTGCGCGAGCTTTTGGTCAGCGTGCAGCGGAAGATCGACAACGAACTGGGACTGACCGCGCAGAACCGCTTCTGGTCTATTAACGCCGCCGTGACGCTCACCGCGCTCATCATTGCCCGCGAGCTGGGGCTGCTGTCGTACGACATTCCGAAGCTGCATAAATTTGCAGTCAGTCTGGTGAAGGCGAACCGCGCTGCTGCAGTCGAGTCGCTGACCACGATCGAGACGAACATTAACAACTACGTGAACGACAACTACGGCAGCATTCTGTGGATCAAGAGCACCGAGGACAATCGCGGTATGAACAACAGCCCGAACAACAACGGGCTAGACTCTCTCGTTGTTCCGGAGCAGCAGCCTCGGGTCAAGTTTGTGGCGCGGTACGAGACAGACACCAAGTATCTGTTTCTTGTGCCCAAGCCGCTGCGGGCGTGGTGCGCCAAGAACCGGATCAACTATGACTCCTTTGTGAAGGAAGGCATGGAGAAGATGAAAGGTCGCAAGGCCAAGGTGCGCCTGAGCAAAGGGACAAAGATGAACCTTCCACCGACCGATGTTATCATCCTAGAGTGCGCGCACTTGGATCTTCCGGATGGACCCGAAAATGGCAGTTCTGAAAGCTGATGACTTAGACCCTGACGGCGTCCCGATCTGTATCGATTGGGATGCCATGCCTGTCTCGGCTTCGGTCTTTATCCCGTGCATCAATACCAGTTCCGCAATCAAGCAATGCCAGAAGGTGTTCGGCCGACGGGGGTGGCAGATGCGGGCGGCGATCTGCGAACACCACTGCATTTTGGGGGTTCGCATATGGAGAACCGCATGATATAGACGTGGGCGACAGGGTGTCTACTGTCTTTCTCCGCCAGACTGGCCCCCACTTCGGTGGGGGCCTTTTTTATTCCCAGATCGTGGCGGGGCCGTATTGGTTTGCGAGCTCCATCAACCGCTTAATGTTTTGGTCACTCAGGTTGACGCCGTAGTGCATGCGTGAAGTCGTCTTCATGTTCGCCTTCATGGACGCTTCTTTCGTCTCTGGCGTGATCTCAGCGTCGCCCGGGTGGCGTCGGTTGAACTCTGCGATCTCCATCTCGATCTCCCGGAACGTCGTGGTGTCCCCCAGATTCGCGGCCGCGTACCTCTTAGACAGCAGGTCGGAGCGCTCCTGCCGAATGGCATTGTCGATACGAGAGAGCGCGGCATTCTGGTCCAGCTGCCGCGAATATGCGGCGGGCATAAAACCAATGGCCTGAGCAAGAATACTTGCAGGGGAGATGTCGTCGATGATCGGGTCCCCACGCCGTGTGAGGACGCCTTCTTGGCTGTAGCGTGCTGCACGGAACAAGTTGGCCACGGCGGACGGCATCAGGGCTTCCGTGCCGCGCTGGATGTCACCTGCGGCAAACAGCTCTGGCACACGGGTCATGTACTTGTTGGTCAAGCCCACGACGGGCCCGCCTACGCCTTCGATCAAGCGCCACAGTGGGGGCTGATCTTCGGAGTTCAGACCTGCACGGTAGAACGGCGCACCGAGCCCGATCCGTTCCGACACGCGCACGCCGGACAGGTAGTCCAGCAGGCCGTAGGCCCCGTATTCGCCGATGGCGGTTCGCGTCATGGTCTTGAAGTCTTCTTCATCATCGTCGGCGAACGCATCATACAACCAACCGAGCTGCTGCACGAGGGGGAGACCGAGAGCACCCGACAGCGTAGCGAGGGCACCCATCATCCCACCAAGCTGTAGACGCGCGATCCGACGATCTTCCATGGCCCCTGCACGTTCGGCTTCAGGCATGGCCGCGATCTGCGCCTTGGTAGGTACGGACCTCATCATTGTCTGGTACAGCAGGTTGTACATGGACAGCGAGTGACGCTTATAGAGCATCAGGATGTTGCCGATGTCTGATTGCGCCGCCTGTGTTGAGGCCGCCGCGTACATTGGGCCGTTTGTCTTTTCTGCCACGTTCATGGCTTCTTTGGCAGCGGATTGGTACTGGGCGTCGGTGAACTGCAGTGACCCGTCTTCGAGCTTCTTGGCCACCTGCTTGAGGGAGAAGTCCCCTTTGTTGGTGTCCTTGGCGAGCTTCTGCAGTGCCAAATGGTACTTCGCAACGCCGGTGATTTCCCGCGTTGCCCGCTCGAGTGTGCTCTGCATAACGCCCGATGCAGCGATGACCTTCTTGGCCGTGGCAAAGCGACCGGTTACGTTCTCGCCGGCTGTGAGGTCTTGCATGAGGGACCGACCGAACAAGCCGTTTATACGGCCGGCATCTTGGAACGCCTTCATGTATCCAAACTTGCTGTTGGGGTCGCTCGTATCGAGGTTGTCGATGCTGATGTCGAAGAAGAAGCCCTTCTTCTTGAAACCCTCTACCTGACCCTCCGATGTGATCCGCTCTGCGTTGAGCATGGTGCCGGAACCCATAATCATCCGCGTGGCGTGGCCGAGAGCCTGCGAGGTGGACTTGATCCCGTGGATGGGCGCCATGTTGGTGAACGCGTAAATGGGCAACGATGTCAGCACGAGGAGCGCGGACGATACGTTTGCTGCGAGGGTCATCGCCCACGCGGCCGTTGTCAGTGTCTGGGCAAGCTCACCTTGCCGGCGGAACGCCGTCTGGGTGTAGCTTATCAGCGCGTCGTAGTAGATCTTCGCCTCTTCCACGTCTGCCGCTCGTTTGATCGGGTCGGTCCACGAGGCACCGGAGAAGTCCTCGTACTCTTTGGTCAACGCCTGCTTCGCTTTGGCAAACTGCGCACCGTACTCGATATCGACAATGTTACCCGCGAGCCGCAGCGTGTTGTCACGGATGTTTGCCAGCGTGTCACCAGCGGTCAGTCCCTGCTCCAGCGGAGTGATGTCGCCGATAAAGCCGCGAGTGCCTTTGCGTGCACGGAACATCTGCATGAACGACGACTCCGGAGCGGTATCCAATACCATCTCGATGAGAGCTTCACGAGCAGACTTGTCTAGCCCAGCCGCGTCGATTGTCGAGAGGAGGCGGCCTACCATTTGGTCAGACATCTTTTCGCGCTTGCGGGCGTCCGCTTGCTGGTACGGCGTAATGGTTTTTAGGTCGACTTGAAACGCAGCGGGTTGGCTCTCCAGAAGACGGATGGCGATGTCCCGTTCGCGCGAGGTCTGAAACGAGTGCGTGAAGTATACCTGATCTGGTTTGGGGCCGACCAGATTACCATCGGCGTCGAGCTCTACCTTCTTGGGGTCTGCAGCATAGTACGACAGGGCGTAGTCGCCGGTCCGGCTCAGGGTCTGGTAGGGTGTCACCCCTGTACCATTGAACACCTTGTCGTAGATTTTCCCATAGATGCGCTCCTGCAGCGCGCGGTCTTTCGGTAGCAATGCTTCAAGGCGTGCTTTAAGGGCCACTGCGAGGTTTTTCGTAAGCTCCTCTGGGATCGCAAATAGCGTGTCCATCGCCTTGCGCCCGATAGGGCCGAGGGACTGGTAGCCCCGCAACACTTCGTCGAACGCGGCCAACTGGTCCAGATCTTGGGCAAAGTCCACCGATGCTTCAGAGTGGCCGGGGATAGCGGCACGGTCGTGCTGCGCGATGGCAGCATTTAGCTCGTCGCGGGTTTTGTACCGTGACGACCGTTCCGTGACCACGTCGCCCGATGCCGGATCTACGCGATCATATTTGTACGAAAACCCTTCGTAGGCGGACCGCTTCTTGCGGGGGTCTGCACCAAACCGCGTGGCCGTGAACCGCACGTCGTTGAACGTGTCGATCTTCTCGAGGTTTGTCTTGAGCCATTCATTCACGGGCGCGAGAGATTCCACAACCTTGTCGAGCACCTGCCGCTTTGCGGTCTTATGTTGGTTCACGAGCTCGGGTATTGTGCGTGCGTTTTGCGGGAAGAACCGCTTGGCTGCGTCACCGATATAATCGAGCGGCATGGAGAGCCACACCATGTTCTCTTTGTACTTCGGGTCGATGCGCCGGTCGCGCAGGTGGCCGCGCAACTCTGCCATATCTGCAGGTGTGGCTTCTTTCACACGGTCTTTGAAGTCGCTGAGGATCTTGCGAGCACCCAGTGGGCGGAACGACGACCCCATGATGTCGCCGGCGCCGCGATCGGCGGGGTTCGCTGCGATAACGGTGTCCAGCGCGCGGTCGATAACATCAGTGGCCGAGCCGAGCGGCTTGGAGTCCGCGCCGAGAAGGCGCCGGAAGAAGTTTTTGATGTTGTTGGTGAACATCTCCCATGCAGAGAACTTGGCGCCGTCAGGGTTGAGGCGCGACATCTCACGGCGGAACTCGGGGTTGGTAAGCCCCTCGGCGAGGAACTCCTGCAAGTTCTCTGCACCGTTGAACCCCGGCGGGGTGTGCGGCACAATCTTTGACATCAACGTCATGAGCTGGCGCGTCAGGGGGTGTGATGGGTTGCGGGTAACGCGATCAAGAACTGCGTGGGATGCCTCGTGCAGAAGCGTCGTCGCGTCGAGCCCAGAAGTCTCGTTTAGCAGGATCGATCCACCATATTGCTGCGATATGTCCACGGCTTCGTCGCGCCCTTGGCGGCGCGCATCTGCAATGGCTTCCGGCGTCATCGTAGGGATGTAAACACCCATCGCCGCACCCTGTGGGTCTGGCGTACGACCGGGCCGCATCACTGCTTCGATCCGCGCCATTGTGGCTTCTGGGACAAGCTGCACGCGCGTATCGCCCAGCATGCTGCGCATTTTGTCGGCGAGCTTGCCGGCGTATTTGTCAGCCGACGTGATCCGCAGATTTCGCAGTGCACCTGTCAGGTTGCCTTCACGCAAGTACTGCACGACGCGCGGGTGGAGCAGTGCGCCGCCAACGGACAACAGGCGCGACGAAACGCCGAACTCCGCCGTCATCCGGTCGATGTAGTCAGTGTCCTCTTGTG